TGCCATTGATGGATACGACGAACTGCGGCTGAAGCTCCAAATCAGATATTAACCCTGCTCGGGAGTGCAGTTTTAGCTCGGCGTAACGCATCATCTCTTTTTTAGATGCGAATACCGTCCCGTCCAAAGTACGCTCTTCGACCGGAACAACCCTATATCTATTTTTATTTTTTTCCATTAGCAACCCCCTTGCAAAAAAAAATTCTATGTATTAGTTGTTTCAGTGTCGCGCAGGGCGACTGGGAGATACTTGCATGGCTACATCATTTTTTAATGACATTGTGGACTTCTCCGCAGTGTTTACCTACCACACCGATGCCAATAAAACGGTGATGAACATTTTGATTGATACCAACCCACGCATTGAAGGGCAAGCTACAGTCCATGAGGAAGTTGTCCTTATGTACCGCGGCACTCCAACACAGCTCCGTGCCAAGCTAAGGGACGTTTTTAAGCATTTCTTGGATGAAGCTGATGATTGAGTGTGTCCAAACAATCATCCAAGGGCATGAGTTGGGGATTATCATTGCCTTGTTCTGGGCAGTTGTTACCCTTTCCATATTCCACATCATCAGGGTTTTGATTTTTCTTGGGAAAGAAACAATGCGAATTGTTTCCGGAGAAAGCAAATACCCGAATCAGTATGAAGACCCTAACAATTTCGGGAGCCACTAATGACTGACAATATCTTATCGGGTCTGGGGCTGACAGCAGACCAAAAGGCTTTTCGTAAACGCATTATCGGCGGATCGGATGCCAACACCATTATGTCTGGCAATGACGAACGTATCATGCGCTTGTGGCAAGAGAAGCGTGGTGAAATAGAAAGCGAAGACCTGTCCGATGTCCTCCAAGTTCAGCTTGGCAGCTTCACCGAATCATTCAATCGGGCTTGGTTTACCAAAATGACCAAGCGCTCCGTCACCAACGCTGGCGATCAAATGGTCTGCCTTGACCATCCATTCATGGGATGCACTCTCGACGGACTTACAGACCTTGGGGAGACGGTCTGGGAGGCAAAGCACGTTTCGGCATTTGCCAAGGAAGAGGAAATCCTTGACAAGTATCGCCCTCAGATTACCCACAACATGATTGTGTGCGGTTTGAAACAGGCAACCCTGTCGGTAATCTTTGGCAATCATAAATATGCTTGCATTGATATAGCTTTAGACGAGGATTACGCCGCAGACTTGATTGAGGCTGAAGCTGACTTCTACAGCTGCATCCAAACCAACACGGTTCCCGTTATTATTTCTGGGCCATACACCGGACCGGTTGACAAGATTGTTGACATGAACGGCAACAACGCTTGGTCGAGCGCAGCTGCTGACTTTATAGCCAACCAAACCGCCGCCAAACTGTTCGATACCGCAAAGTCGGGACTGAAAGATTTAGTCCCCGTCGATGCTGTTGAAGCATTCGGTCACGGTATTACCGCTAAACGGTCCAAGACTGGATCACTAACCATTAAGGAGTCGAAATGAGAACCTCTGAAACCATTGATGCTATTGCCGCCGCTCTTGCTAAAGCGCAGGGTGAAGTGACCAACCCAGTGTTTAACAAGACCAACCCACACTTCAAATCGGCTTACGCTGATCTGTCGTCGGTTTTGAACGCTGTTCGTCCAGTATTCTCGAAGCATGGCATCGCAATCATGCAGATGACTAATCTGGAAGACGCTGGTGTTGTTCTTTACACTCGTTTGGTTCACACGACCGGACAGTGGATCGAGTCGATCTACCCAGTGACAACATCAAGCAAGCACCAAGAGATTGCAGCTGCTCTTACTTATGCCAAGCGTTTGTCTCTATCGGCAATAGCTGGTGTAGCGGGTGAAGAAGATGATGATGGCAATGCGGCTAACACCGTTCCTGCCAAGGCGGCAACTGTCACACCGATTGCTAAGAAGGCAGATGTTAAGGCAACGCTGATTGGCGAGGAAGCTGAGAAGGCAATGGTGGAGATGTCTGAGGCTCTCGATCTATGCAAGTCAAAAGAAGACTTGCAGGGATGGGCAACCAAATACTCCGGCGTAAAGAACCGTTTGACATCCGCTGACCAAATGACGATTACGACAGCGTTCAAAGATACCCAAGAGCGCATACGGGTATCGTAATGTCCGTAGCAATCCATGTAAGGCGTAGTGGGGACAAGCTAGTCCCCATTACCGAATGGGATCGGGAACAGCTTCTGGATGTGCCGGAAGGCAAAGACTTGTCCATCAAGCTGACCCGTACCCGTAGCGCCAAGCAACACAGACTATTCTGGTCGCTGATGCAGATCGTGGTGGACAACCACCCATACTATCTGCGGCCCGAGCAAATGGTGGAATGGTTGAAGCTGCGCCTTGGCTACGTCGAAGAAGTTATGTTCCACAATGGGGACATGATGACCAAGCTATCCTCGATCAGCTTCTCCTCGATGGGACAGTCCGAGTTTCAGGATTTCTTCAACAAATCTTTATACGTCATAACCACTGAAGTCACACCGATCAGCCGACAGGAGCTGATCTCAGAGCTTGAAACTATCTTAGGAGAGAAGGTCGAATCATGGGTGGAGCAATGAACAATCCGTGGTCGAAAGTAGATCGAGAGAAATGCTTTCAACTTGCGAGAGACGGTCTATCAGGATCGGAAATAGGTCGTATTCTTAACCGTCCAAGAAACTCAATCATTGGCGCTCTTCATAGGGCTGGGATACCTTTGACTGGGCATTTAAGGGAGAAACCGGAAAGAATTGCCAGAACACCAACTAAGCCACGGATCAGGGTTAAGTCGAAGCCTGTTATATCAAAACCAAAACCACCGCAGCCGCTAAAGCCAGAGCCTCCAATACCGGATGTAAAAGCCAAGCAACGTGGTGAATACGGACCGACATCGTTTACAGACACACGTTTGGATCAATGTATGTGGGTTACTCACGCATCAAGGGACAACAACCGAGCAATCGTTTGTGGTGAAGCAGTAAAGAAGATTGGCTGTCGCTGGTGCGCTGAACATTACGCGATTGTCTATCTTCCACCATTGGAGCGTAAAAAGACTATCAAATCTATGGATTACACAAATTGGACGCTTGGCAAAAAATGATAGACAAGCAAATTGAGCTGCAAGATCACGAACTGGCTTTGTGCAGATTGATTGGGAATATGCGGTCAATCGTTGCGCGGAGTGCATCAGTTAAAAATGTCCAAATGGGTAAGCAAAGCCCATTGGAAATAGATGAGAATGGCGTAATTGGAGAATATGCTTTCTGCAAAATGTGGAACATTTTCTTTGATTGCTCTGTAAATCCTCGATCTGGGTCATTTGACTGCGTTTTAATGGGGAAGGCTTTTGACATCAAAACGACCACTTACAAAAGTGGGCGGCTAACTGCGACATTAAAGCGAAACAGTGATGTTGATTGTTACGCCCTAGCTATTCTGGATAAAAACACAGTCATATTCCCCGGGTGGGTTTATGCCGATGATTTTTGCACAGAAGAAAACATATCTGATCTGGGTCATGGGAGAGGATACGTCATGGATCAATCTAAATTAAGAGCTTGGAAATGATCGAAGACGTTGGGACGACCAAACGAGGCAATCTATCGCAACGCCGTAAGCTGGCAATATGGGAGAGAGAACATGGAAAGTGTATGGAATGTGGGATCAAGTTAGTAACTGGTGGGTTCATCTTCGAACACGTAAGGGCGCTGGAGCTGGGCGGGACGGACACGGACGAGAATATCCGCCTGACTTGCAAGCCTTGCGCGACAACAAAAACCAAAGTGGATCACTCGACGGCAGCGAAAGCCAAAAGGCAGAAGGCAAACCATCTTGGCTTAAAATTGTCCAAGACCCCGCTACCAGCTGGGAAAAATTCCAAATGGAAGAAGAAACTCAACGGACAGTTAGTCCTCAGAAACAGTAGAGAATGAATATGAACAAAGGTCAAATGCAAACCTCTCTTAGCAAGGTGTCTGATACCTTTGCCAAGCTAGACGAATACAATTTCAAATTCCTGTTGAGCAACACTGCGGTGTTCGCCAACATGAAACTTGAGACTCCAGTAGACGAATGGAGCCTTGCCATCATCATGTCAGCCTTTGCTGATGCCAAGATCAGCCAGATGCCAGAGCGTGTCGAAGCGTACCGCGAATCAATGATGTGGACAGCCGTTGCCGCTGATTTGAAGGAGGATAAACGGAACCAATTACCCCGTGTAGTTGCAAGTTTGGAAGAAGCCATTGGTGGCATTAACTTTGTGGAGCCTAAATAATGAGCAAGCTAAAAATTGGAGAAGTCATTAACATTATCCAGTCAGATCATTCGTATTCTTTAATGGTTGATTGGATGCGTCTACGGTATCGGTATGGCGACAAGCCATTTAATGCCACAGACCCAGAGCTGATGGATGTATTAAAGTGCCGAGCCAAGGCAAACGTCTCAGGCAAACTTGGCAAGCTGTTCTTGGCGGGATGGGTAACTAGGGAATTGCCGGATGTAAAGAACCGAAACCATATGCCCTGCTACAGATACACACTGGTAGGTTAAAGAATTACCCCGCAAACTTTAATTGGTTTGCGGGGTTTTTTCATTTTATCATCTGCATCAAGGGAGATGTTGGTTCTGGTGGAGACTTACTAAGTACCCTACGCCGAGTTTGTAACTGAATTTCCAACATCTTTTGTTTCAGAGGCGACACTTGATCTGCCTTTTCTTTTGCAGATAGATTATCTTTTGATTGAACTTCATCAATCTTGTCACGAATATCGCTAATTTTGCTGTCAGCCTTTTTGATAATCCCGGGCAAACTAAATGCAGGGGTTTCAATTTTGTCGCCAGACGGCCTCATGTGAAGCTCTTTAGCAATTTCCTTGTAAGTTGTCTTAGCCTCTATGTTGCTATGGTCATCACGGTAATCGTGATACGCAGCACTCATCTGGTTTTCTTTGTTTTTGATGTCGTCACGCATCGTATAGTAATCGTGTTCTTGTATACCTTCAGGGTTTGTTACAAGCCTACGAGCGAATGGCAG